GGCCTTGAATTCAACCTGGCTGATCCGGAAGTCCATGGCTTGGATCCTCATGCCTCGTCCGAGGGCGCGTCCTCGGGTGTGCATGCCGGCTACCCCGCTGAGTGTTGGTCCCGAGGTCGCCGGTGCCTGTGAAGTAGGTCCTTGGCACCTTCGAGCGAAAGCGCCGTCCTACTCTGGAAAGGGGGTGCATTGGACGACGACGGGGACAGGGTGGTGATCATTCTTCACCCGGAACCAGATCGACCAACCTGATGCGTGTCCCGACCCGTCGGGCGTCATCGGCCCGGGCCGGTCCAGGAGTTCACCGGGACTTCACCGCAGGACAGGCCAGAGCCCGATCTCGAGGTGTCCGGCCAACCTATTGACCTATTGACCCCCCTGTCGCGCGCGGCCGCGAAATCGGGCCAAAATCCAGGTTTCGCGCGAGTGGGGGGGCAATAGGTCAATAGGTTGGTACTCTCTCTCTTCTCTCTCTATTTTATAAGTACTTACGTCGTTTTTCCCGGCCAACCTATTGCCCAACCTATTGCACCTATTGCCACCTATTGACGGTTTTCCGGTGAACTTGCGGACCGGTTGCAGGGGGCAATAGGTCCGGTTTCGGCAATAGGTCGGTCAATAGGTTGAGCGCAGCCGGTAAAGACGCTGGGGCGTGCCGGCGGTCTTGTGCTCGACATACTCGATGAGCATCTGGTTCCGGAGCGCCGTCTGCACCTCCTCGTGCTCGTGCTCGCTCCACGGCAGCTTCCGGTTGATCCGCCAGAACGGCATCCAGTCCTCCCCGTGGCGCTCACGCCACCTGCGCAGCACGGCCACGAGCTTCCGGCACCGGGCGTGGAAATCGTTCTCATAGACGTGCTCGCCGGCCATGAAGAGCATGCGCTTGGTCTGGTGGTCCACGAAGTCCCAGGCCCACTGCGCCGCCGGCTTCCCGATCAGCGGCGCCGCGAAGTCCTCGCTGCACGCATGGATGAGCGCCAGGCGACGGGCCTTCTCGTTCGCGCGGGCCCAGATGGCCATGGCCGTGCCGTCGTTGCGGTCTTCGGCCTTGGCATACTCCTCGTCGGCGTACTCGCGAAGATCGCGAAGCACGTGGCGCGCGTCGGGCGTCTGTTCGACCACCTGGGGCACCGGGTGCCAGAGCTCGAGGTTCCCTCGGTTGGCGCCCGGCCGACACGCCGCCCACCAGCGGGCCGCATCGTGAACGCGGCCGGGCAGGTCCTTCACCCGAGCCTCCTGACCCTTGGCTCGTTTTCCGGACTCGAGGATCAGCATCCGGGCGAAGAACCCGTTGGTGAGCATCTTCTCCGAGAGCGCCTCGTAGTAGTGCTGGGGGATCGCGGTGCCGAAGATGCAGAGGCACGGTTGGTCGATCACGGCGTGCTCCTTGCCGGCCTTCACCCGCATGGGGTAGAGCCCGTTGGCGCTCGTGTACATCTTGAGCAGCACGTTCATGATGCTCTCGTGGCGGGCGTCCTTCCGCCGGTTGATGGCCGCCATGAGCCCGTCGATCTCGTCGGTCTGGAACAGCACCGCGGGCGTCACGAACAACCGGTCCTCGATGCCCTCGCCGCTGGCGAAGGTATCGCCGAGACAGTCGGTGAGACCGGACTCGAGCAGGATCCGCTGGTTCACCTGCCGGGGATGGTTCTTGCCCGCTCCGGAGTTCGCGAGACCGAGCACGTACAGGTTGGTTCGGTTGTCGCCCGGGTCGCGCACCTTCCGGCCGGCCAGGAACGCCTGCAACGTGAGCGCGCCACAGAACGAGAGCACCGGCTCCGGGTAGGGTGCGGTCTCGAGCGTGTACTCCATGACCTCGTTGACGAAGCCGGGCACCGAAAGCAGTCGCTCGGGGACCGGGCCCGGATCCGGGTTCTCTTCCGCCTCGGCCAGGACATCATGATCCTGGTCGTAGTGGTGCTCGACCACGGCCGTGGCGATCCCGTCGGGCTCATAGCGACCGACGCTCGCGGCAATCTGCTCGACCTCGGCAGCCGCCAGCGGCGGATGGCACCGATCGGCATTGGCCTGAAGCAGCGCGGCCCGGATCTCGGCCCGGCCCATGCCCACCCGGCGCATGGTGCCCGCCAGGCTCGCGAGCGTCGCGTTTCGCTGGCCGGACGGGATCGCGTTGGCGTCGGTGTTCGGATCGCCGGGCCCGGTCTCCGTGCCGGTGTCGTCCAGTGCCTCCGAGAGCCACGGCGGCGGCTCCGGCAATGCGTCCCGCGGGACCTCGAGCCTCAGGGTCTCGATCCATTGATACGCCCGGCCGTCGACCACCGAAGGCGGCACCACGATGTAGCCGCCGTTCGCCCGGGTGTCCACCTTGGGCGCCAACCGGCCGGCTGTGCTCTTCCACGCCTTGCCCCCGGGCTGTCGATAGATGTAGTGGCGTCCGCCGTGGGGCGTGGTGGCCAGGGCCGCGGACGTGAGGTCCAGCGCCTTCTCCGTGTCCCCGGGCCAGTCGTTCTCCGTCCCGTCCACGTCGATCACGAGCAGGCCCTCGGTGGGCAGGCCGATGTTGGCCTTCGGCGCCGCTGCCCACCACTGTCGGATTCGGGCTGGATCGGTCGTCGCGTCCTTGAAGCCGTGGCTCGTCAACGGGATCTTGCCCGCGGGCACGCACGGAAAGACCGGGTGCCCGAGCTCGGCATACGCGAGCGCGGCCTCCATCAGATCGTTCGACGTTCCGTTCTCGGACACGGGTTCCCTCCTCAAAACGGCACCTCTTCATCCGGGATCGCCGAGGGTTCGGCCTCGGGATCGGGTTCTTCATCATCCCACCCGGGTTCGCGGTAGGGCGGCTTGTCGCCCAGTTCGTGGTCAATGATCCGGTCGTACTTCTCGCCGGTGATGCTCCTGACGGTGATGGACGTGGTCGGAGCGAGCACGCCGTCCTTGGCCAGGAAGACCGCGTTCTCGACCGTGTCCGGCACGGGCGCGTCGGTCCGTTGCCGCCACCAGGCCTCGGCCTTGAGCCGTGCCCAGCCCGAGTGCTCAAAACAGATCCACTCGGTCTGGTACTGATTGAACCCGACGCGGTAGTCCACGCGCAGGGTCTTCGGCGCCTCGGGTGGTGCGTTGTGTTTGGTGTGGACGGCGTAGAAGACGTCGGTCACGGAGTACTCGGTGGTGGTGATCTGGCCCGAGAGGATTCCGGCGGTGCTGGCCGTCCGCTCGTGCGGCTGGCGCTCCGGCGGGGGAAACGCAAACCCGCACTCCGGGCAGGTCGCAAATCCGGCAGCAACGACCGACTGGCATCCGGGACACGTCTTCGCCGGCGCGGTGCCGTTGCCGCTTTCGCGTCCGTTTGAACCGATGCGGATCGCATCGATCGGGCCGTGCCGGAGCACGTTGCCGCCGAAGTCGAGGACCAGGCAGTTCTCCTTTCCGGGATGGAGCCGGAACCCGCGACCGACCATCTGGTAATACAGGCCCGGGGACAGGGTCGGCCGAACCAAGGCCACGCAGTCGATGTTCGGCGCGTCGAACCCGGTGGTGAGGACGTTCACGTTCACGAGGTACTTCACCCGGCCGTCGCGAAAGTCCTCGAGCACCTGGTCGCGAACTCCGGTCAGCGTGTCACCGAATACCGTCTCGACCTCGGCGCCGTGCCTCGATCGAAGCACCTCGGCGATGTGCTTGCCGTGCTTCACACCCGTGGCGAAGACCAGGCACGACGAGCGGTTCCGGGTGTACTGGATGATCTCGTCGCAGGCGGCCTGCACGCGCTCCTTGTCGTCCATGAGGTCTTCGACCTCGTTCGCGATGAACTCGCCCGCGCGGATGTGCACGCTCGACGTGTCGAGCGCCTGCCGTCCGGCCTTCGTGATCAGGGGACACAAGTACCCGTCACGAATCAGTTCCTTCACGCCGATCTTGAAGCAGATGTGGTTCAGGATGTTCTCGGGCGCGCAGATCACGCCGCTCTCCAGACGAAACGGCGTGGCCGTGAGCCCGATGACCCGGACGTCGGGGTTGATCTGCTGGGTCTCCGCCAAGAACGTCCGATACATCCCGTCGCCCTCGGGCGGGATCAGGTGCGCCTCGTCGATGATGACGAGATCGAAGGCGTCGAGCTCGCAGGCCCGCCTGTACACGGACTGGATGCCGGCGACGATGACCGGCGCGTCCGTGTCCCGGCGCTTGAGACCGGCCGAATACACGCCGAACGGCACCTCGGGGCAGATGATGCGGAGCTTGTCCGCGGCCTGTTCGAGGAGCTCCTTCACGTGCGCGAGGATGAGGACTCGTCCCTGCCATCGGCCGACCGCGTCCTTGCAGATCGTGGCCAGCACCGGCGTCTTGCCTCCGGCCGTCGGGATCTCCACGCAGGGGTTGTCGTCCCGGTCCCGGAGGTGCCGGTAGACGGCCTGGACGGCCTCCTCCTGGTACGGTCGCAACGTGATCATCGATCTTTTCCAGGTGGTGAGTGTGTCTCGGGAGCGGAGAGCCGGGCCGCTCGCATCAGCCCGGCCCTCCGGTCGGTCCTGGTCGGGCTACGACTTCTTCCAGGGCGGGGTGTCACCCGCGGTCGTCGTGGCGGCGTGGCCCGCGACGTCCTTCTTCGCGTAGCCCTTGATCTCGTTCACGATGTCGCCGGTGTCGTCGCGTTTCCGGCACTTGACGGTGATCTCGAGCGGCAGGTTGTGCATCTCCGTCGAGTCGTTCGGCGTCATGACGCCCACCGCACGGCAGATCGCCGACAATTCCGCCCGTGCGATCTCCACGGCCTTCGGGTTCGGGTTGTCCAGGTTCAGTCGATCCCAGACGAGGCGGTTCTTGTACTCGCCGTCCACGATCTGGAAGGTCAGCTCGAGGTAGCGGCCGGTCCTGGCCTTCGTCGGCTTCATCTCCGAGTCGGTGATGACGGCGACGTACTTGCCGGCCGGGATCGGCTCGAGCGCGACGGCCGGGTCCACTTCGTTTGCGTTGAATCCGTTCAAGTCAGCCATGTTCATGCTCCTCCATTGTCGGTGTTGAAGTACTGGGCATAGGCCTCCCACTCGAGCGGGAGCTCGTCGGGAAGGCCGAGCCGGTTCTTGGCCACGTGGGTCGGACGTTCGGTGGTGCGAAGGATGCGCTCACCGGCCCCGATGCCCTGCATGCGCTTTCGGTTGAAGCCCTCGTCCACCTGCTTGGTGTAGATCTTGTAGGTGGCGAACAGCACCTCGTCGCACCACTCTTGCACGAGGGCAGAGGCGAGGCGATGCAGACGAGGCACGTACCGGTCGTACGACTCCGTCTCCGGGTTGTGAAAGGTCTCGATCTTCGCATGAGCGATCAGGAGGATCGTCATGCCCTTGTCGTTCCGAAGGGCACTCAGCCCGTCCAGGACCTCGCGCCACTGCGTGAGTGCGAGCACGTAGCCCTTGCCGTAGCCGACGTCCTCGATGGATTCGATCCGTCGCTTCCGGCAGACGTCGGCCCAGATCAACCGCTCGAGCCAGTCGAGCGAGTCGATGACCACGGTTTGATAGGCATGGTCCTCGCGGTAGAGGTCGGCCAGCGCCTGGATGACCTCCTCGAACTTGGTCAGGAGCGGGAAATGCTCGCAGTCAACGTCGTCGAGACCGTCTTCGGTCGGGATGAAGATCGGCCCCGGCGCCTTCGACCCGAAGGTCGTCTTCCCGATGCCACTGGTCCCGTAGACCTGGATCCTTCGCGGCGCGCGCCGGCGCCCGCGCTGGACCCGGGAGAGTAAGGTCATAATCACCTCCATCGTGAGTTGGCTCGGTACGGACGCTGGGCGTCCTTTGGTTCCCACAGGGTTCAGCGGACGGAGAATCGCGCCGGTCGGCCTACGTCCCCGTGTCCGCGTGCAGGTTCTTCAGAAACTGCTCGACCGCTGGGTGCGGCGTGATCTCGGCGCCGTCGCCTCGGGCGAACGGCGGGTCGGGGTCCGATCGGTCCACAGCTCGAAGGTGGCGCTGTCGGACCCGATCGAGGCCGCGGACCAGGCTCCAGATGGCCTCGTTGTTCACTGGGTGGAGTGAGACCACACCACCCAGCACCAGCGCGATCTCCTCGAACATGGCGTTGACGAGGCCGCGCACATCGGTTCTGTCCATGGCTACTGTGCTCCTGAGCAAGGGTCTTTGGTCTTGGCGGTCTACCAAGCACCGCCGTTCAAATTGGAATGGGGGGTCAGGAGCACGTCATGGGGACAGACCGAATCAAAAAAAATCCTCCGGGGAATA